TGAATCAGGGTGCAATATAACACGTGTATGTGAGGACATAAACTCAACATCAAGCAAATTACGCGCCTTATAATCATCAGTTTTTGTAATAACACCCAAATTAGACCAAACAGCACAAACTGTTTGAGCATTAAAATAGGGCAAAGCAACTGAAGATACTGTCCATGTATTATCATCACCACAAAGAGCTGCCTCAACATGAGAATGAAAAGATTCATAACTTTGTAATTCTTCGGGAACAAGTAAAAGCCAAGCATAAGCTAATAACATATACAAAACTAAAACATTATCAGTAATAGTATTAAATGATCCTGAAGGATTCCCCAAGAATTTACGTAAAACATCACCAAAAGGCAATATCATATAAGAATGAATAATTTCAATATACAAATTATGAATTTTATTTAATTGATCAGAGGTAGGGCTATCTAAGAACCAACCTCGAATTTTCTCACAAGATAAAAGCATACGTTCAAGCAAAGAACAATCATAATCAGTTTCATCCAACGCAAAAGCATTCGGATGTTTAGACAACCGCTTAATATAATGGTGCCAACCACGTCTAAACTTTGTAGCACCAACAAAAGACCAGTTCCTTTGCTCAGCTGCACTTGCATACAGCTTTTCATTCATCTCAAAAAACATTGTCATACTAGCATAAAGAAAGTCAATAGAAGCACCAACAAAAGTTCGAATACGATTAACTATTAATTTTTTTGTAGCTCGAATTTCCTCTTTTTCATGAACCGCCCAAAAAACAGGCGTTTGTTTATATCGCACAAGTTCATTATATTCATAAATACAATTTTTAACTTCCTCGTTCTCTAAAACTTTACGTTTATTACGAGCACCTGGCAACAAACAAAAAGGATAACCAGCAGAAGTGGATAAATCCATCAACTTAAACACATTTTCATCAGGCTCAAGTTCCTGAGAATTAGTAGCCGCAGCAAAATGCTTCAAACACCAAATCTCAGTAATTGACCAAAATTTTTCATTAACCTGGTAATTTATTTTATTATATTTAACTATAGAAGGCAAACAAGCCTCCTTATTTGGAACAGCTAAATCAAATTTTCCCCATTTTTCACGAGGAAGCATTGAATAAGTTCCACACACAAATTTTTCAAAGAATAAATCATCTTTATTCTTATCCTTAAATGGTACGAAACGAAAAGCTGAACCAACATGAATTAAATTATGCAAACCCATATAAGACTTAAACTCAGGGCTAACATAATTACCAGGTTTTATTAAATTTTTAATATTGGTAGGATATCGCTCTAAAGCGTCCCGCCACCCACATCTGCTGGTTTCTGGGAGTTTAAAGGAAATTTCACCAACAAATTACTCCCATTTTTAAACTGAGCAACATGAATTCCAATAACTTTATCTTTATACAAAATTGGAAAACCACAATCGCCGGGTATAGTACTCGCATTATAAATATAAACATTATCTTCTTTCAAACCCATTATATTACCAGGGCTCAACCAATGACCAGTTGGCGCAATTTCAGAACCAATCCCGTACAATTGAACCCCAGTGATAGAATCATGCACTTTAGAATAGTCACTTGAAGGCAAAGAAGTTAAACGAGCAAGATCAGAGTCCCGATTAAAAGAAATCAAATTTCCATACTCATTGCTCTTATCTTCCCATTCAACACGAAGGGTTTTTTGTCGATCTTTCGTTAACGTCCAAACATGAACCTTGGAATCAAATTTAAAAACAAACTCAATATTATCCATCTGGTCTGTAATCTTATGGTCAACAGTAAAAAGACGATTGTGAGAAATAAAACCCCCCACAATCCAAGAATGAGACCCTTTAGTTCGAAAATAACCCAATGAATTATGAATAACTGACTGCACATTATAAATCTTTGCATTAACAGTTGCACCTTCTTTAACAATTTTTAACTTTTCCAAAGTTTTATCATTATACTTTTTATCCCCATGATTATAAGGACAAAAATCCAAAACACATTTCTCCAGATAAAAACATTTAGTTTTTTCAAACATATCACGTTCCTCCTTTGTAATATTATGTTTACGTTCACATTTTTTATTTTCAC